CGCGAACAAAGGAGAAGTTGCGCTTCTCTTTTTCGTTCAAGCCAATCTCTGCATCAGAAGGATTCAAAGGCTTTTCTTGTACACCCATCTTCTCAAGAAGTGCAGAACGCAACTCTTCAAGGCCACGGGAGTTAGCAATAAACTCTGAAGCCATTTCCATGTTCTTGGTGCGTTGCCCAAGAGCAATCATCTCGGCGGCTTCCTTCGCTTTGGCCTGAGCGGCCTCAGCGCGGACAGCCTCAAGGTTGAGGGTTTGATCCACTGTTGTTACTCCGGTAGGTTGTTTTTGAACGGCTGAGGCCGCTTCCGTGACTTCTTTATGATAGAAGGCACGGCCTATTCCGACTGACTCATCTGCAGGCACCGTCACGAGAGAAAGTTCAAAGGGTTGAAATCCTGTTGCGCGATAAGTCACAGGTGAGGTTGACTCATCAGTTTCCATCTGCGTAATCTTATAACCAAAACTTACATTACGCATAATTCCATCTTTTATCAACTCTTGCATCTCACGGCCAAGCTCGTTATTGGCAAGCTTTACTTTTGCATAAGCTCTTTTGTTTTTGATGTATGCCTTTTGCACTACGCCAATAATGCGATCTGCATCATGCTGATAAAGCAGTGGGGCGCCATCGTTCAACCTGCTTAGATCCATGGATTTCTCATCCATGCTCAATACTTCCATGCCGTAGTAACGCTCTACTGGCTTTTCGCTACCAAAAGGAAACTCAAGAGTGCGGTCATCTTCATCCGCCATCTTAAATTCAGTACTCACAGAGCGAGTTACTGCCTTGCCATCAAAAAATCGCAATGCTGCAATTTTGCTTAGCGTGGAGAATTTATGGCCTACCAGACGATCAGTTTCTTCGTAACCATCATCGCCTTGGCGGTAAATACGGATTAATGCTGCTGGATCTTCTTCTGTTGCGGTGATGCTGAAAGAAGAATTGGGAACTTCAAGGGTGCCATCTCTAAGGATGCGTGTGATTTTGCCGCGAGCAGTTCCGCCACTGCTGCCCCATTCAACAAAATCGCCGGTTTTTAAGGCATTAGGTTCTGCGCGATCTTCTGTTGCATCATCCATTGTGCGATCCTCTGCGGTTGGCTCCATGCCGTTCATGTTACCCGACCCTTCCATTAGCTTGCATCCTCCTCAGATTCTTCTTCTTCTTTTTCTTCTGCTTCGTGCTCTAGCGGATGTTCTGTTGGCGGATTAGGCACAGGTTGTGAGATGCCGTTACTTGAAACCTGCGAAGGATCTGTATCTAATACGATGCCAAACTCATCAGCTACAGCTAACTCATGCTGTCGTTGCCGCATTTGATCCTCAAAATCACCGCCGTGCAGTGCTATCACTTGCGATAGCGTCATGATCCCGCTGCGAATTAAATCCTTATACGCAGCGGCTTCCTTTTGTGGATCAACAAACTGCGCTGCAGGTGCAATCCACTTGTTTGCGTAATAACGCTCTGGGTTGCTGTCAAATCCAGGTAGATCCAACACACCACTCATTACTGCCATATCCATCCACTTTTCGTACACCATTTCGCATAAAGACTCAATTAAATATTGTTGTAAAGTTTTGTAATGTGCTCTGGTCTCTATTAGCTCAAGCCGAGACGAGCTGTAATTGCTTTGCGAGAAGTCGCTTGATACCTGCGTGTAAGAACAGCCAATGCCAGCCGCTACAGCGCGAAGCATTTGCTGCACAAATGGTGTAAAGGCATCATCAGGGCGGTTGGGTGTAAAAAATTGCATCTCCTCCCCTGGAGCCAATCGCCTTATGCTGCCAGGCGAGAAATCAAGGACTGATTCGTTGTCCTGGGTGCCGTCTTCAAACAGTTCTTGATCAGGCGTTTTCACAAATCCCATCATGCTGCTGCTGGCGCGAGCAGCTACAATCTCCGCCTCCTCGTAACCGCTGAGGTTGCGCAAGCGCAAGATTGCTGATGCAAATGCACTAATGCCTCTTGTCTGCCCAGGGCGTTCAATCAAATACAAATGCAGAACATCTTCTGCAGGAATACGAACGCGCTTCTTAGCTGCTTTTTGCGCATAGCTAAATAAATAATCGCCAGGGTGGTAGTCATAGAAGTGATAAGCAACAGGGCGGCCCCACTTATCTATTTCAACGCCCATTCTCACCTCATTACCATTCTTCTCAATGCCGCTATAGTCATCATCCAATAGATCTGATTCAATCACCTCAAGGCCTAATGGCACTTTGCTGCCGCCAAAAGGTTGTTTTACAAATCTAATAAATACTTCGCCAGATTCCAGTACTGATGCAATAGCTAAACGCTGGATGTCATACCAGCTTAATTTGCCTGCAGTGTTACATCGCTTGGCGCAGCCCCAATAGGCCCATTCTTGCTCAATCCTGCTATTAATATCTTCCGCTAACCGACCACCACGTTGCATCCTTACCTGCGCTTGCATCTTGATGCCAGTGCCCACCACGTTATTTCGTACAGCACGAAGCGCAGATCTTGCAAAGTCAGAATCTCGGACCAGTTGCCTAGCACGATTGCGCAGCACCCTTATCCCGCCGCGAATTTCGCTATCAGCGGAGGTTGCTTGGCTAATCCAATCAGAAGTTAATCTATTGTTTTGCGCAGCAGCATACGCTCGCTTCAACAGCACATTTCTTTTACCTGCTTCTTCTAACTGGCGCTTTAAAACTTTAGTGCGGCCAAATCCCAAAAATGCCATTAGACAAACCTCACTTTTGCTAAACCTGGATTGCCAAGACCTTGCCTAATCTTTTCAGCCTTACGTTCCATCGCAACCTCATTCCTTAAACTATCGCGCAATTGTAATAGCTCTATCATTTTATATCGCTTCAACATACGACCACCGATCTGATATTCCTGCACCATCCCGCCTTCCGCCAAGGTCCTTATTGCTGTTTCTACAAAGCCCAGATCAATCTCAGCCCTGCTGCGATCATCAAATGCCCCAGGTGTACCCGCATATTTGGCTGATGCTTTAACCGTAAACTGCCCACGGCCAGCCGTGAATTGCGAAGTGCTATAAGTCGCTACCGCTTGCCATGTCCATACACCAACATCAAAGCCTGCAGTTGTTGCTGCTGGTACTGTTACGCGCCATCCGGCACCTTCTGCTGTACCAATAATTGTTGCCGCCTCTTGGTTGACATTAGTTCTTGCAAACCAAGTCAATGTATAAGTGCCACTGTTTATTGCAGTGCCAATCGCATCGCTAAAAGCAGGCACGTCAAATGCAAACGTGTCGCCCACATAGATAAGGCTTGGCACAAGAATACTCACCAGCTTGTCACGAACGAAGAAGCTTGCCTTCCCATTCTACGCTGCGGCGGTCGATATCCCAATTTTGCCGGTTCAGGTGCTGCTGGTTCCTTTGCGTTCAGCACCCGTTCAAATTGTTCAAATACTGTGTTCCGGTTAAATCGCATATATAAAAAATGCAGCGCTGCATAGCTATAAACAAAACAATCCAATGCCTCATTGCGATCTCCTGCTTTCTTTTTCCATTCACGTACGGCAAAACCCTTTACATATCGCACCACCTGCCGTTCTGCTGTTACCTGTTTGAAGTATTCCTGCCCTGCCTCCGCATGAAAATGGATGAACCCTGCCCCAGGCTCGTTATGCTTCAACCGCCCAAAAAGCGTTGATTTCACCGTGTCGGTGCCGCACGGGAACACCTCCGCCGAATTTTTAAGCACCTGCCCCTTGTAGTTAATATCAACCTTGGAGGGCTTGCCAATTGGTGGTTTGTTACTAATAGACGAACCCTTTAACGCAAACACACCTTTCCCCTTGCGGCTTCTGGCATACGCATACACCTCACTTGTGAAGTGCCCGCCAGAGTCCACCCCAATTGCTGATACTTTCACACGCCCACCTGCAGCATGAGGGTAATCCCGTAATACGATGTCATCCACTTGATCCCACAACTTCTGTCCGGCTGGGTCGCCATACACCTCGGTGTGGCTTATCAACCAACATTCCTCCCCAGCTCCCCATGCGTAGAGCCCAATAGCCACCCGGTTATCTTGTACGTCAACACCAGCGGTAAGGATCGTCGCGCCATTTGGTACTTCCCCGGCGGGGTAGAACTCAACCCGTTCCGCCAGCCCCTCCGCCCCCAATTTTGCTCCTGTCTCCTCCTCCCACGTCTCAGCTAATACCGTATTAACAAATGTTTTCAGCAACGGCGCATCATTTTTTGATCTAAGGAATTCACCCACAATCTCTTGCCAGCTCTTCCAGCCAACTGGTGAATACAACGTTGACAAGTGGAACCCTACCGTTCGCGGGTCTTGACTCTCCGCCATAGCTCGCCATTCTCCTTTACGCAACATCTCGCTTTTATAGTGCTCTTGGATATGGGTGCCGCACCCAGCGCATACATATGCTGCTGTTTTTGGGTCGCCATCACGCCATTGCAAGTTTTTCCATTCCAGCCATTGCATGTGGTCACAATGTGGGCACGGCACAAAATATCTACGCTGGTCAGATGCCAAATATTCTGTCTCGATACGGCTCATATCTTTTACCGTTGGCGTTGAAGTCAAAATAATCTTGCGCCTGCTAAAAGTTGACGCCCTTCTCTCCGCCAAAGCGCATGGATCGCCCTCTCCGTCAACATCACTAGGGAATGCATCCACCTCATCCAGCAGCACCCATCGGCATGGCGCTGATCTCAACCCCGTCGCACTATTAGCTCCCGTAAGTAGCAAAATACCACCAGGGAACTCCTTGCTGAACATTGTGTTGCCGCTGTCCCTGCTTCTTGCTGGCGCTATCTTTTCCGCTAAGCATGGTGTTTCACTGATCAATGATTCCAGCCTTTGCTTTGATAACCGTTTTGCCATCTCAATCGTGGGCTGTACAAATAATGCTGGTCCTGGTGCATGTGCAATCATGTAGCCCACCACGTTATTGATTGATTCCGTTTTGCCAAGCTGTGCGCCAGCCATAAATACAACCTTCTGTACCGTTGAATTGGCGCTCATTGAATCCATAATCTCCCGCAAATATGGCGTTCGATCTGTGCGCCATGGCCCTGCCTCTGCACTTGCCTTGCTGCTAAGCACCCGATACTGATCTGCCCATTCACTAACCGTTAAATCTGCATCTGGACGCAGCCCATCTAAAAACGCCTTGCGATATACCGTTGCGCCATTACGCATTTGTCAATGTCTCCAATGCTTTACGGATCTCATCTGACAATGTTTTGTGAATTACTACAGGATCTGATTCTGCTGCGATTTGGCTGCTGACTCTATCAGGGATGTTATTCAATGCGTCCCTAACAGCGCGAGCACTGGTGAATGCCTCGCGTTCTACCTGTGATGCTTCAACCAATTCCTGCTCCTTGGTTTCTAAATCAAGCCTCGCCAGCTCAGCGCGAAAATGTTCTGACTTTGCCTTACTTTCATTGAAGCTTGGTATGTCTAAGTCCTCAGTTTTTTTCCGCGTATTACTTGCGCCAATCGGTCCAACCTCGTTGTACATATCCGTTGCTGCTTCAAGATCCCAAAAGATCTTGTTGCGTTGAATTGTAAAGCAACCATCAAATCGCCCTTGCGTTTTTAATTGGCTTACCCTTGCGACAGTTACACCAAGGGAATCAGCTAGCTCTTTGCTGCTACAAGTTGTCATAACCCAAAGTTTAACCATTTAAAGGTCGTTAAAGCAAGTTAGCAGCACATAGGAGCATTTTGTGCATATAATGGTCAGCTTTTGATAATTGAGTCTTATGCTAAGACTTAGGTGAGACGGTTGCAACATGTCGGAATGTAACGCTAGCGGATGAAGGGGGT